AATTAGTAAGATTCCAAGATTCCTCTTTCCGTACAATTTTTTCGTAAGAAAAAGTACGCAAGGAGCGCAGCTTTGCTGCGCACTTCATAAACAATTAAGCATACGCAATGCCGTCAGCACAACGTTTAAGAGCTGTCGCTTGGACATTAAACAATTACACGCTAGAAGAAGAACAACACATCAAGGATGGAGTTTTTAAGTTCATTGTCTTCCAACGCGAAACAGGCGCTGAAGGAACGCCTCACCTCCAAGGGTTCGCCCAGACCGCCGGAAGTACTCCTTTCAACACTTGGAAGAAACTCCTCTCCCCTCGTGCCCACATCGAACCGCCGAAGAGCGACGCTCGAACCAACTACGTTTACTGCACGAAAGAGATTACGCGTGACCCCGGAACCGAGCCCTTCGTCAAGGGCGACATCCCCTCTCCTGGAGAACGAACTGACATCGACGGAGTCGCAAGACTCGCCATGGATCCCAAGAAGCGCATGCGCGATATCGTTGAAGCCAACCCAGAAGCTTTCTGTAAGTTTCACAAAGGACTCGCTGCTATCAGAACCATTTATTCGGAGCCCCGCGACTTCCCCACCGAGGTATACTGGTTCTATGGCTCTACGGGAACCGGCAAGTCCAAGCTCGCTAACGAGCTCGCCCCTAACGCTTACTGGAAGCCCGGAGGAGACAACTGGTGGGACGGATACGACCCAGCAGAACACGAAGATGTCATCATCGATGACTTCCGCTCTAACCTGTGCACATTTAGTCAGCTCTTGCGACTCTTCGACAGATACCAGATGCGAGTCCCGTTTAAAGGTGGTTATACAAACTTTAGAGCTCGCAGAATTTATGTTACCACTTCCAAGCATCCTAACGCGACCTGGCTTACTCTCGGCGAAGAAGCTTTGGATCAACTTCTTCGTAGGATTAAGGTCATTGCTGAGTTTATGCCTGCAGGCATCAAGCGATTCGACAAAGGACTTCCAGCTGACATCCCAGACAATGCAGTTGTGGACCCAGCTGCAGTTTTTGATGGGGATGATCAGGCCCAAGAGGCGCTCGACGCCGCCATTAGACATGAGTTAGATACTCATGACTTTGAAACAGAATTGTTTGACTTTGATATTGAAATTTAAATTAATTAATTAAGCATCTTTATATTTAAGAAGAGAAGTGATACTTAATTCAACTGCAGTGGTATTAACATCCGGGGCACCCCCATTTAAATGGGCATAGCCCATAACCATAACCGGACAGAAGTTAGTAGGCATGGTACCACCATTATAAGCCTGATCATACTTCAACTTCTTTCCAGCGCCAGGGAACTTGAAGGTCTTGCTAAAGAACTTAGTAGACCCTTGCATCTCAGAGATACCAGCAGCAGTCACCTGGTAGATACCCTGAATAGGGATTAACTTGTCATAATAGACAGTAATAGTCTCCCTATTGATGGGAGACCATAAGTCATCCAATAAACCAGTGAAACCAACGGAAAGAGGCCCTTTTGCTAGTAAAGTCGGCATCCAAGTCGTCGAATTATTGTAGATACCACTATAGTCTCTATACATCTTAGGTTGTATAATCATGACTCTACACATTAGACGACAATTAGCATAGGTACCAAACTGACCGGCAGAAGGATTATATACAATACATCCCTTAACGGTTATTGATTTAGCCTGTACCTCTTCACCTATACGTTGTGCTTCACCAACACCTTGGGTGTTGTTACCAATTATAAAGAAGTTGTCATTCACACCAGTAATTCCTGAGTTCCTCACAGCAGAGTTGGCAAAGGTATAGATCTCTTTGGTCTCCCTACCTTTGTTGACTATAGCAGTCACTCTTTTAGTGAAACTCTTGGAGCTAGACCTCTTCTTGGTCTTGCCCTTGCGGAATTTGCGCTTCTTAATATTTTTGCGTGCCATAGACCTGCCGTTTATGCCTTTAGGGGACGTGGAATAGACTTAAGGGTTGGGGATTGGTTTATTAATGAACAATCGCCAAGGTTATAGGTCGGCCTAACAAAGGTACGCGGGGGGTGGGGGTATAGTATTACCCCCCACCCCCGCGTACCGCGTACCTATAAAAAATTTTTTTTTTTTTTTCGTACGGTTAATTAGTAAGATTCCAAGATTCCTCTTTCCGTACAATTTTTTCGTAAGAAAAAGTACGCAAGGAGCGCAGCTTTGCTGCGCACTTCATAAACAATTAAGCATACGCAATGCCGTCAGCACAACGTTT